AAGCGCAAAGGATGAAGCTGCCTAGCGGTCGTATCTCATTCACCAAAGCTGGTGGCTGGGGATTCGGCGACTATGAACTGGCGAAGCAAGAACTGACAAACAAGGTCGCTGAAGCTCGCAAGACAGCTCTGCGAAATGTTGCGCAGTCGTGGGGCGTCAGTGATGACGAGGTTGAGCAATTCGTGAGCGATACCTTGATGGCTTTCTACACCGTGCCGGACCAGTTCAAGGGAATAGTCGAGCCTACGGTATCCGTGGACTATCCAAAGTTCAGCGCACTTGCGAAGAAGGGCGCGCTGGAGACAGAGGTTGAGGTTGAACCTGGCAAAGTCGAACTCAAGCCGTTTCCTGGCACCAAGAAAGCACCAGAAGACCGCTTCGCTAAAGTGGCTTTCAAATCACCGAAGGACAGCGGGTCTGAGTCCGAGGGCGAAACCGATGGCTAAGCCAGACAAGCAAATAGCGGCCGAAGCCAACGCCGCTATCAACCAGGTCATAAACCGCACGAAGGACTCAGTCATCATGAAACACTTCAAGCCAGCGATCCGTAAAGCGTTTCCCTTTGGTCCACAGGCGACTCCGCTTGAGCGGACAATCTGGGAAGAGACGGTTGAGCGAGCAATCGCTGAGTTGTCGCGCAAGCTGGCAGCGGTACTGCTGGTGGTGCTGACATTGGCAGTGGTGCCAGTCAGTGCCGCTGAGCCGGTGACTACCGTTGATGGCAAAACCGCCATCGATCCGACAATTCGCAAGAAGTATGACCTCATCCCGGCGGTGAAGGAAGACGGCACCACCGTCTACATCCTGAAGCCAAAGAGCCGGGTTAGGCGTGTGCTGGCGGCAACCGGTCGCCTGCTCATCAAGTACCCAGAGATGGCATACGACGGGACGCGGCATCAGATGGTGCTGCATCCGAAAATCGTGCGCGGTCTCAAGTGGGTCAAGGATGGCTTCATCACTTATTGCCAGGTAAAAGCCGGGATGTAACCCGCACCACAACAAGGAGAAACGAACGTGATCAATTCAGTAACGCTAGTTGGCAGGGCCGGTGGAGACCCGGAAGCAACGGTCTTTAACAACGGCAATAAAGTGGTGTCCATCAGCATGGCGTTGAAGCGCCGTGTCAAGGAGCAGGACCTCACAGATTGGGTCCAAATCAAACTCTGGGGCAAGAGCGCTGATGTTGCCCAGGAGTACATCAGGACGGGGCATCTCTTTGGCGTGGTTGGAGAGCTGCGCCAAGAGTCGTGGGAGAGCAACGGGCAGAAGCGCTCGAAGCTTGTTGTTAACGCCCAGACCTTGAAGCTGATGCAGCCCAAGGGCGATGGCGGCAGTTCCGAGAACACCCAGACCAACGACGCTCCGCCAGCAGATGACTACGATCCGTTTGCTGACGACTCTGCCGACGCTGTAATCGGCTGGGACTAACCACCAATGGCAATCCAGATAGTAGTCGAAGGAACACCGCGACCAGGCGGAAGCAAAACACCGGGCAAAACTAAGTCCGGCAAGCTGTTTGTCCGCGATGCCAATCCTTTGACTGCTGTCTGGAAAGCCGAGGTGGCCGACGCTGCCAACGCTCAATACTGGGGTGAGCTGCTCGACGGTCCTGTCAGTTGCCGCTTTCATTTTCGCTTTGCTCGCCCAAAACACCACTTCAGAAAGAACGGCGAACTCAAGCCCGATGCGCCGCGCTTTCACACCATCACACCAGACTTGGACAAGATAGTCCGCTCAACAAGTGACGCGCTGACCGGCATCGTATGGACTGACGATGCGCTGGTATGCAGTCGCGCAGAAGAAAAACGTTATTGCAATCTGGGCGAGTTGCCCGGCGCCACCGTTACCATCTGGGAAGCCTAATGCACGAAGTATTGAGCACCGCGCTGAACTATCGAGCCTGTGGGTTAAGCGTCATTCCGCTTGAACTTGACGGCTCAAGAAAACCGGCCCTCCGCACATGGGACCCATACACGGCCAAGCTGGCAACGGAGCGAGAGATCACTGATTGGTTTCGTGATGGCAACCACGGCATCGGCATCATTGGCGGACCAGTGAGCGGCGGACTGGAAATCATTGACCTGGAAAGCATCGAGATAGCCAAAGCCTGGCAGCAGCGAGTCAAAGAAGCTGGCGGTGAGGCTTTGCTCAAGCGCCTGCTGGTGGTGAAAACTCCAAAAGGATTCCATGCCTATTACCGGTGCGACGAGCCCGGACGGAACAAAGACTTAGCCCGGCGCCCTGCGACTGAGGCAGAGCTGGCAGCCAAGCCGGAGCTGAAGTACTACAAACTCATCGAAACACGCGGGGACCGTGGCTTTGTAGCAGCGCCTGGCTCGCCACCGGAGACGCACCCGAAGAAGATTCCATACAAGGTGGTCCAGGGCACCCATGAAGCCATAAACAAAATCACGATGGCTGAGCGTGAGGTTCTCCTGGATGCGGCCCGCTCATTAAATGAATGGTTTGCAAAGGCATACGCTGAGCCACAGCCGGAGACCACCGCCAAAGGCGACCAGCCCGGCGATCTGTTTGAAGCAAAGGCGACCTGGGCGCAGATACTTCAACCTAAAGGCTGGCGACAGAGCGCACCGGGCAGATGGGTAAGACCAGGCGGCAAGCGTGACAGCGCTATGGAAATCCTTGGTGGCAAGAAGCTGTGGTGCTTCTCCAGCAGCGTCGGAGAGCTGCCCTTCGAGCAAGCCGTCAGCAAATTTGCAACCTATGCAATGCTCCACCACGAGGGCAACTTCCAGAAAGCCGCTAAACAACTGGCTGCTGATGGCTTCAAGCCGAAACAACCAGAGAAGAAGCAGCGATCCGAAGTGATGGACTTCTCTCCGGAGCAGGAAGAACCGCGCTACCAGTTGCCGACGCTTCAGCTCTCGGATCTGATGAAGTCTCGCTTCCCGGCTCCCCGCTGGGCAATCGAAGACATGCTCCCCGAAGGTCTGACCATTCTGGCCGGAGCTCCAAAGATCGGCAAAAGTTACATGGCCTTGGACATCTCAATATCACTGTCGGCGGGTGACCCTGTTCTTGGCCACTACCAAACCAGCCAAGGCGAAGCGTTGTATCTGTCGCTGGAAGATAACAACCGCCGACTGCAGCAACGCGTTAATCAAATTTCCCCTGACTACGCGAAGACATCCAATAACACCAAGCTCCACCTGTGCACCGAGATTCCAAACATGTCCGAAGGTGGCATCGTTGCGCTTGAGCAATGGCTGGATAACCATCCTGATTGCCGCCTGGTCATCATCGATACCTTGGCTAAATTCCTGCCACCGAGCGACAACAAGGCGAATGCTTACCAGGCTGATTACCAAGCGCTAGGCAGACTTCAGAAGCTTGCGCTGAAACATGGAATCGCCCTGGTGGTAGTGCACCACGTGCGAAAGATGAAGGCCACTGATGTGCTGGATGAGGTCTCCGGTAGTGCCGGCTTCACCGGTGCCGCCGATGCGATCTGGGTACTGAAACGAGCTCGCACCGAAAGCACTGGCACCATGCTCATCACCGGTCGAGACGTGGACGAAATCCAACTGTCCGCAACCTTCGATAAAGAAACTTCGAAGTGGACGCTTGATGGTGACGCTCGGCAGGATGCCCGCCGGAAAACTTTGATTTCGCTATACGGTCAGTTCAGAGAACAACCCTTTACCTACGAAGCTGCAAGGACGCCGCTCAATGGCTGCTCACTAAGACACGCCACACGAATTGTGGGCGGTCTCGTTGACAGCGGTTACGCAACCAAGATGGAAGACACATCCACGACTGACACCAAGTTCAAACCGCTCCAATTCACACTCACTGAGCGGGTACCGGAGTTGCTTCTGGCTGGAGGTGAATCATGACAGAGCTTAGATACTGGGTTGTGCGTATCTTTAAATGCCAGACGATAGATGACTTCCGGCAAGTGCTTGCAGGATTTTCCGCCGCTGGCGGCTGGACCCTGGAAGAGCGATCCGTGATTTCTTCCATCTACACTCCGCGGCTAATGAAGCTGCTCACTCAATACGAGGATGCGCCGGTCTACTTGGAAGAAATATCAGCGCTCTGTTGGGACCGGAGGGTGAACGCATGACCGATTTTGTACGAGTCGAACGAGACGGCAAGGTTGCCTATGTCTCCGAGAAGCGCGAGTTGCTCAAGCTGCCGACAGAAGAAACCTGCCGCGAAAAACTAATCAAGCTGCTTGAGGAAACGAAAGGCGATGCGCAGCACCCGAAGTTGAAGAAGTGGTGGCTTGATCGCGCCAAGGAATGCACCAACCCCACGCCGATGAGAGCTGCTTGGGCGTGCGAAGTGTTCGAGCTGCTGTCAAAGACTTGGGATGAATTGGTTGGTAACCGGGTGCCGGTGCCAGTCGAAAAACCAGAAGAGATCGACGTATTTGCAGATTTTGGATTGTAGGAGAAAACGATGAGAACAACAGTGGTATTGGAATCGGATGAAGTGCGCCAATTGGTCGTTCAACATTTGGAATCGCTTGGCTTGAAGCGTGCTGGAGGCACGGGAGTGAAACTCGAAGACGACATCCAGTTCATCGTAGACGCCTATCAAGTTATAGGCGTCTCTTGCGTTGCGGTGCCCGGCGCGAAGCAGCGCAAATCATTGGGCGACTTAGACCGCATAGGAGGCTAGATGCGATACATCCTGTTCGCAATCGCAGTGCTTGCGCTTTTTACAGCGGCCGCAATCTGCCGATTCTTCGAACTCATCAGAGAGAAACCACGCCCTGAATGTTTCCCGCCAGGTGGTGACGAAATAGACCGGCACCTGGACGTGATTATGCGCGACACCGACACAAGCGGGCTCACGTTCAGCGAGCGGCTGGATGGTGCCTACGATGCTCTGAGCGAGCAAAGGAGAGACTAAATGGAAAGACGTTTCTGGATGCATAAGGCAAAGGACGAGCTTCGCTGGTGGTGGCACTGGGAATCAAATTGCTTCCACTTGCAGTTAGCTATACCGACACATTTCCATGTCGGCTTCGGCATCGACAACGGCGGAGAGCATACGTTGCACGGAGACTTCTGTGGTATCTTCTGGCACCTCGACAGCCCTAGACTGTCCCAAGCAATTGACCGGCTCATCGGCAACGTTGGCGAGAAGAGATCGTGGAAACTGTTGCAAAGGTCATTCCGGTTCTACTGGCATGATCTGGGGTTGTGGCTTCAACTTTGGGGCAATGACTACGAATCGAATTGGAACGATCCGCGGTGGATGAGAATGCATCACCTGAATTTCCCTGACTTGCTTCTCGGTCGTGCAAAGTACAGCGACGTAGACGGCGAGAAATTTGAAAACGTTGTGATCCCTCTGCCCGAAGGCAACTACAAAGCAACCATGACTTTTGAAACAAGTACATGGAAGCGTCCACGCTGGTTCCCACGCGTGCGCAAATTCACAAAAATCGAGATTACTGGCGATGTTCCCCGATTCCCCGGCAAGGGCGAAAACAGTTGGGACCAGGGAGACGATGGCATCTGGATGACTTCGGTGGTTGGTCACAGCCTGCCGAAAGCAATCGGCGGCTACGTCGAGAAAGTCATGTACAACCGCGAGAAGCGCAGCGGGCGCCGCTCTCTCATTCACACAAACTAGAAGGACCGTGACCAATGGACGAGACAAACCTAGACCTCAACCAACTGATTGAATACCTCAAGATGCTGGACCCACAGCTTGTACTGCCGCACGGCTTCGCTAACCCTCATTGCTATCGGGGCTGGTACGACGAGCTAGCCTTCGAGCCCGCCGAAAACGTGACCGTTGAATCGATGCTCGCCTGTGCCAGAGCGGCAGTCGGCAAAACATTCACAGCCATCAAGGGCGGTGATTACACCATGAAGCCCTATACCGACTGCTGGCTTTCGAAGTGGGGCGAGGCAAGCGGGCAGCGGTTGACCCGCGAATACCTTGAATCACAAGTGCGCATGGTGAGCTGCCAGGTCGCAGAGCTTCAACAGGTCGGGCCGTACACCACGCATGAACAGATCGGCTCGCGGTTGAAGGAAGCCCGCGTGAGAGCCGGTCTGACGCAAGGTCAAGCCGCTCGTTTGCTCGGACTCAATCAGGAAAAAATCAGCCTGATTGAGAAGGGCAAGCGTGAGTGTGGCGTCTTGGAGCTGACAGCGTTCAGTGAAGTCTACGCCGTCAGCTATGAATGGATTCTTGGTCAGTGGTGCGAGTCAGATCTACCGGAAGAGACGGTGGCAATGTTCGAGAAGATGCCGCCAGTCGACCGACGGAAGCTGCTTGTTCTGCTGGCTTCGATGGGATCAATGTATTAATGCCACCGTGTAATCGACACATCTGGACTTGGCTCCGCAACGGCTTGCGTAAGTGCCGCCGTTGCGGGGTTATCTGGGGCTAAAACAAAGGAGTAACTATGGAAATCAAACTATTTAACGGCCTCGTGACGTGGAAGCCGCTGGCAACACTAACAGCGCTGTTCTATGTAGCGCTTGGGTTTGCACTGTGCGAATGGATTGGAGGTTAAGAAATGAGCACCGGACCAGCACGCGACCAATCAGCACACTTCCAGCAACAAGCCGACTACTGGCGCGAAGACTACTGGGCAATGTACGCCAGGAAGGAAGTGTATGAACAAGCTATGGCCGTCTTGAGCAAGAAAGACTTGCCACCAGATGCAATGGCAGTAATCAAAGCCGCCGCTGATGAAGCTAGCCGCTTGGGCAATGCACATGCCGACGTGGTTATTAAGCGCGGCAAGCAAGCCAAAGGCAACGAGCCCATGAAAGGTGGCGCAGGTTCCGTGGTATTAGGCAAAGCGGTTGGACCTGACGGTCAGATCCGCTGTGCGTTTCAACTGCTCAACACCGACGGCTTGCCGCTCGCGTTTCTGGAGATGTCCAGGCGCGAGACTGAAAACCTCGTGCGCCAATTACGCGGCGCCATTGTCTCAATCTGGGGGATTTAATGCCGCTGGACCGAAAGACCTGCCGCAACTGTGGAGACTACACATCGTTCTATGTGCAGCTCGGCTTCAACGTTTACTGCTACACCTGCCATGTACTCATCAAACGCGAGAGCGGCATATTGCTTGCAATGAGAAGTGCATGGAAACCAGAAGGACAGACCATGACTGCGACCATTACAAGACACGATCCGATTGCCACCGTCCGCTGCTCGCTTGCGACCTGCGAAGAGGTTATCTATCGAGACACGCTGGACAAAGACCCGGGCTTCATTCTCAACGGAATGACCAACCAGCACTTCTGTTCAGAGGCTCACGCACAAGACTATCACGCAGCAATCAAGCGGCTTTCGGCTGCCTACATGGAGGGCTGGTAGATGGAAGGTGGGCTAGGCGTTTGGTTAATCGCCTCATTTGTGCTTGCCGGTACCTTCGGCTGGTGGCACGAAGAGTATCTCTTCAATAAGAAATACAGGTGTAGAATCTGCGGGCAATCGAAGCAACCATCAGATACGTGGTGCTTCAGTTGCTCCGGGTTCGCGTGGAGTCCAGACGATCCACCGGGTCAATACTCGAACAAATGGTCTGGCAGATTTGGTACACACATGACAAAGGAGAAAATTGATGTCTGAAAATACAACACAAGCGATTGAAACGACGGCAGTGGAAGAGTACTTTCCATCGGAAGACTTAGGCTCTCTGCCACGTCAAGGTCTCTTGCATGAAGAAACCGCAGAGCTGGTGGAGGAACTGTTCGCGTTTCACGCATGGACGCCGGAGATGATTGAAGGCGGGAAGCGAGTACGCGAAACGCTTGCAGATGCCTACAAGGCAATCATCAAGCACGTTCCGCCGAGCCCGTCTCGCACACGAGCGCTCAACTGCTTGACCGACGCACGCATGTTGGCCAACACGGCCATCACGTTTAAGGGCGTAGTTTAAAACATGCTGCGGGCTGCCGCTGAGGGACCACCCTTGGCGGCAACCCAAGCGCCCATTATTTTCTTTGGATCGCCGCTCTCGATGTATTTGTCGAGGGCGGCATCATGTTTGTCGCAGAGAGAAGCCCACCTGACACCATCTTGACCGAGTTGGTCTTTGGTAGCCGCTTCAGTGCAGCGGCCTTCCGTCTTGCTCATCCAGGTGCAATGAATGATCACGAGAACAACTTCAGTTCAAAACCACGTTTAATTACGGCCGCGATACCTAGCTGCTGACTGACAGCGTTCGGATCGTACTTGCCATCAGCCACATACTTGCCCTTGGTGTAGTGGTTTGTGAATGACCACAGATAGGGCGATTTCACTTCTGGGTGATACTGCCGATAGCCGTAGCCGTTGTAACCTTCGAGCAGGTACAAGATGCGGGGAAGCGACCAATCAACTTGCTTGTGCATGCCTGTGAGCTTCAGCGCATCGATAGCACTATCTTCAAAGGTGAATGGTGGGTTGCCGATTTTCGGATGGCCGGCAGGGACCATTTTCGTACGCGCGGTGAGCGGATCGCCATTGTGCAGGTGCTTCTTGAAGTCAAGCCCACACTCCATCAAATGAATCACGCCGACGAACCACCAGGGCATTGTCGAGTTCACTCGTTTGGCGATTGCTTCATAGCGGTCTTGGGATACGGCGATCTGTTTGGCTTTCGCATCTGCCAGCGATTTGCGATTCTCATGAACCTTGCAAGTGTCAAACAGCTTCTCGTAGTCACCTTTGACTTCAGTCCAGATGATTGGTTTTGCTGGCATGTTTCTTCTTACCTCGCGGGTGAATTTTCCAGGTGAGTCTTGCCAGAGCAGCGAACATCACCGGGATGAGAATGTTGGCCGCGTCCGGTTTGGCGAACGACAGCACGACAAACAAGTTGAGAGCGACCGCCAACCCGCTCGCCACAATAATGACGGCGGTGTTGACGGCCTTCTCTGAGACTATTGGTGAGTCAGCTCGCTCGCTAACCAGTGAAGTGCTTTCATGCCCAAGAGCATTGACAGCGCTATCACGTACTTCGACCAATCCTGATTCAGTAGATGTTCCAGTCCCATGCTCCACTTCCCTCAAGCTCCCAAACGAGACACCCTAGTTTGAAATGCACTTATGCCAAAAAGCGTAATGATTCCAAGCACTGCACCGCTGACAGCGATAAGTCTGTCCTGTAAACAAGCCGCCCAGCAGACGGGTGTAGAATCGCAGTGCTTGGAAAATAATCATCACGTTAGGCTGCTGGCTTAGCGACGGTCGCTTTCAGTCCGTCAACGATCTCTTCCGCCTGTTTGCGATCCTTGACGAATCGGGTAAGGACGGTTTCAAGTACAGCTTCCCAGTTGATGAGGGGAGCAAGCGCTTCAATCAACGGCATGGCGGCCAAGACTTTCGGTGCCATCTGAACGATGTCATCTTTGCCATCGTGGTTGGCATCGAGGTCATTGATCCAGTCGATAGCCGGACCGGCAATGGCTTTGACGGCTAAGGGCGCACGGCTCAATAGCGCCTTCTTGTCCAGGTGGTTACTTTTATCTAGCATGATGGGCTCGCTTTCTTGTGTGTGGTCGGATCAACTATGTGCAATCGTACTAGGTCGATCCATACCTGACAAGCGAATTAGGACGCGCTTCTCATGCCCGGTCGGTAACCGCTGATAAAACTTGTGGTGCCAGCAGAGCCTGCATTACCGCCACTGGTTCCGCCAGCAATCGTGAATGTGGCACCAGTTATAGTGCAAGTGTTGCCAGCCCAGCCAATGACCTTGCCGCCGCCGCCGCCACCACCATCAGCAGCCGTGCCCGGAGCAGTGCCGCCATTGCCGCCGCTCACGTTGACGGTGATACCATTTGAAAAGATCACATTTCCTCGCGCGATCGCTGCGACTGTACCGCCGGCACCGCCACCACCGCCGCCGTCACCGCCACCACTAGAGTTTGAGCCAGCAGTGCCGGTTGCCGTAACGTTGGCGCTGATTGTGATATCACCAGTGGCATTAATCAGCCAGCAGCCACCACCGGCACCACCGGCAGCACCGGCAGAATTTCCGCAGGCGCCGCCACCGCCACCACTGCCACCAAGAAACATCATGAAGTCATAGACTTGGCCAGCCTTGGCTTTGGCGCTTATGGTGCGCGGATTGCCATCACCACCGGCACCGCCATTAGCGCCGCCACCACCACCAACACCATTGCCGGACCCGGTACTGATCCCTCCGTCGCCCCCGCCTTCGCCCTGTCCACGTCGTCCACTTCCACCAGTTCCAGTCCCACCACTGCCGCCACTGGCTTCAGCCGAGACGGTAACGGCATGGGTTGCTTCCACGCTGACGCTCCCGTTGACATACCAACGGCCACGAGTAACCGTGAAGGCGTTTTGCGACGTCCAATTGCCGTTGTGGAAATGTTCACCAACAAAGGTAGAGACTGCTGGTGCCGAGGTGGCATCACCGACAAGTCCGGTATCGTCAAGCTGAGCCCCTGTCGTTGTGCCAATCTTGCCCTGAGTCGCCCCGCCGGTAACGCGATAGATGTCGTAATCAGTGGCGCCCGTGATTGCCGTCCACGTGATTCGGTTGAAGTTTGCACCGCTAAGTGTGGCGTTCCCCGTGGTCGTTTGACCATTGGCACTGCCTGCGGTGATGGTGCCGCCCCTATCCTTGGCAACCACCTTGTAAGCGTATGTGGTTGCGCCAGTGGTTCCTTGCGGGGTGACGGTCGGAGCCGCTGGTGTCGTGAGTAGCGGGCGCGTACCATTGCCTAGTGAAGCGTCTCCACCACCAGCGAACAAGGACCCTGGTCCCATGACAGTCCAAAGCGATCCGTTGAAGCCTTCGTGAAACCCGGTATCAGAGTTGAACCGCATGTTGCCGGTGGTGGCTACACGCTGCGCGGTGGTCCCGGCTGGCGGAACCATGCCGCCAGTGCCGGGTACGACTGGATTGGACGCGAGACCTACAGTTACGGCACTGCCAACGGTGCCAGCCGCAATCTGATTAGCGGTGCCGCTCACGGTTGCGACAGGACCAGCAGAAGCCACCAGGTCCCAGTTAGCCGAAGGTGGAGCGCTGTTCGTGCTGGAAGCAATTGCATAGTACGCGCTGCCATTGTGCTGGACGGCATCACCGAAGACATAAGCCGTGGTGCTACTCCATGCACCACGCCAATTGATGCCCTTCTCGGCAAGTAATGTCCAGAGCTCCTGAATGATGAGGATCGCCTTGTCCAGTGCGGCGCCAAGAGCGGCGGTGTTGAACTTTGCCTCAAGCGGAATATTGAGCAGCTGCGTGCGTGGCGTTTGCCGGTCGGCGAGAACTTTGACGGCAGCGCCAGGCGCGACGTCAAAAGTAATCTGCCCGCCAGGATTGGTTTCCTGATCATCGTTTGGCAGAACTGAGACGCCAGCAACCTGCGTTACACCGTCAAGCTTCACGACGATGCCGTGAGCGGTCTCATTAACTGAGAACGTGAAATTGAAGGTCTTGGTCACCCCGTCGCCTGTGAACTCGTTGTAAGAATGAGTCGTGCTGACCGTCATGGTTAGTCCACCTTGATGATTGCAATTAGGGAAACGTGGATCGGACGAGAAGCTTCCGTATTAGCCGCAGTAGAACCTGCGAGGGTGCCCGTGTGATTGTGAGCATTTGCTGTAATGGGATATGTCCCGTGGATTGCGCCAATGCCACTGGAGCCGCCTTGAACACCAAAGCCACTGGTAGCAACGGAACCAGTAACCACGACGCTGCTTATACTCACACTGCCAGCATTCGTGTGCTGGTGCGTTTTGCTTCCAGAGATCACGCCCGGTCTGACGGTGGAACCGGTGAAGCCAGACGATCCGGCATCAGCGACCGCAGCGCACAGCAGGTATTTGCCGCGCGTATCTGGCGTAGTGTACGGGGAACCATTGATGGTGACAACGCTGCCATCCATTGCGGCCCAGCCAGCAGGGATCGCACCATACGTGGTGTCCCAAAACATGATACTGCCACTGGGAAACGTTACTGTGGAGGGAGCCGCCGCGGCCCATGCATTACTCACGACTGTCATCACATGCCCGTTAACTGCGGGCACCGGTCCATCCTTGAGCAATGCGCCTGAGACACCATCCCAGATTGCAACGGCTTTGTCGGTTGACGACGCGGGACCCACAATATCGCCAGGCAGACCTTGCGGGCCGGCAGGTCCAGCGGGACCGACAGCACCGGCGGCAATCTCCTGCGCAATCATGACAAACTTGTCCATCGCCGCTTCCATGGCGTCCATGTCCAGGCGCGCTTCGTGCGTGAAATCTATGAGCTGTGTGCGGGGCGTAGATCGGCGAGCTTTCACGGCGACGCTCAGTCCAGGAGCCACGGAAAAAGTAACGGTGCCGCCAGGCGATTGCTGCTGGTCTGAGTTCAGCGTTGTGGTGAAGCCGAGCGACTGGTCAACTCCGGCGAGACTCACGATCACATGGTCTTTATGCAGCGCCTGGAAGGTGAAGTTGAAGACAAGCTGACTGCCGTTACCTGTAAACGTGTTTTCGATATGTGTCGTCGAAACCGTCATTGCTCTTGTCCTTTCTCTACTACCTTACGTCCGAGGTCAGCATACTTGAACAGTCCCCAGAATGGTAGACCGCTGGCGACACTGGCCACCGCTGCCATAGACTTGAATTCTTTCGCCCAATCCTCGAAGGTGATCTCATCGCCGGTCGCGGACTTCTTGACCAAGTTCCAAGTACGTTTCACCAACTTTGCCGAGTCACCGGCAAGACCACCAATCACGGTGCGGGGCTCCTGCTCGCCCTTGAATCCGGAGAGAGCACCAGCCATAACGTCCCAGCCAATCAACGGCAATTGAGCGAAAGAACCGCCGATAGCGGCGCCACCGATCCGCAATGCTGCTTGCTCTTGCTCCTTCTCATCGCCTACGACGAACGCCGGCATATTGTTCAAGGTCTGGAAAATCGTCTGAGCCAAGTGGATGCTGACGATGGTGCGGGCCATGCGCGCCAGGTGCTTATCGTCCTTGTGAACCAGAAAATCGCGGATCGCTCCCGACTCACGATTCATTGCCTGGATGCCTTCCTTCTGGAAAGCCAGTGACCACGAAGCGATGCCGCCCTTCATCTCTGCGGGCACCTTCTGAGAATCACGGGAAGAAGACGCCGTGCGGTCAACCATGCCGTCACCGGCAAGCACCGCCTCTTCCATGGTGCCACCACTTTTGAGAACACGATTGAATTCGATGAAGCCACCAATAGCGGCGCCAACTCCATCTCCCCACTTCACCATGGGAATGCCGAAGAACTGATTGATTGTCAGCTTGTTGCCAGCGGTGATAATGTCGCCAAAATCTGGTTGCTTCGTGACGTTCTGGACCTGTGCACGAATCTGGTCTTGCCGGTCACGATAGAGCTCCGACCGAGACAGATACTCATCCATTCGCTTCTTATCAAACGCGCCCACGAAGCCGTCTATAAACTCCGCTGGCGTACTTGTGGAAAGCGTGGCGAGGATGCTGGTCAACTGCTTCGGACCCTGGTCGATTCGGGCGTACAGCAAGCCGGTGGCCATGTTGCCTTTGACGTTCCGGAAAGGACCATCACCAATGTCCATCAAGCCGGGCTTCAGATGGAATTGGAAAGCGATTCGAGAATCAATGAGCCCGGTGTATTCCTCACCGCGCTTGTGCTGGATGATGTCGCGCAAACCGTCCTTGGATGAATCGGAGAAGATGAACGACAGTTCTCGGGCCTTCTCGCTATTAGCAATCCAGAATGCCATGTCTGACACATGACGCTCAAGCTGCTGAAACGGGTTGTATGGCTTGACTGGGAGCTTGCTATTTGTCCGCAGTTTGGTTGAGCCCGGGTCCAGCGAGCGGCGAGCGAAGTTGTGAACGTCTTCCATCAGATCGCCAGCAGATTTGATGCGCTCAAGATGCCGGTGCTGAATCTGTCCGGAGTAGTTGTCGTCCATCGGCAGGGCGACACCATACTCTTTGAGGTAGTGATTGCCGACCTGTGGCGCGAACCAGCGATATGCATCCTTCACCGCGTCAGCGAGTTGAAGCAGCTTGCCGCCTTCGAACTTAGATAGCGCGTCGCGGATCGCTTCCTGCGTCGAGGTGTGCCCGTCTTCGACCATACCCTCAAGCGTGTATTTGTTGCCGTGGGTGAGACCGGGCACTGCGCCCGGGTCATCCATCGCCATGTAGAGATAGGCCAGATCAACCGGCCTGTGCATTTCAACTGCTGAGTTGCCGGTCGTATCGGTGTACTGAATCTCCACCCGGTTGCGCGGGTCATCGCCCTTCTGGATTACGCGACGAGCTTCCTTGATGGAACCGGCTGCCTCGACATAGAGCTTGTGAATTTTCTGCGATGCATCGATGACGATTTTCGCTTCGCGATTTTCCACATCGGTGAAGTCGAGATGCTTTGCTACCAGCTTTTGACGCTCGTCTGCGGGCACGTCTTGCAGAAGCTCATCCCACAATGAAGTTGACGTTTTTGTCAGGCTGTGGAGCACCTTGCCGAATGCGCCGATCTGTTTCGGCGTCGACTTCTCGATGCTCGGCGTCACTGGCTTGATGCCCTGGACCGCTTCAACAACCTCGGCACGTGCGGTCAGCAGGTTTTCACTTTCGGCTTGCTTGCGCTCGAAGAAGTCAGACTTGCCCTCCTTGACCATCGCCTCGATTTCGCCGGCCAGTTCGAGCACCTTTTTTGGATCCAAATTACCGGACCAATATTGAACCGCCTGCATGGCGATCCGCTTCTTCTCAGCCAATTCTGCGGGCTGGGTGAAGAGTTCCGACAGTTCTCCGGATTCCAATTTGTCGATCTGCTGCTCGAGCTTTTTGCGCTCTTCCTCGATGCCCTTGTCTATATAATCAAGAGCTTTCTTGAGGGCAAGGTCCTTTGTTTCCGACTTCTGCCGCGACTCTGCCGCCGTCGGCTCGTTCATCTTGTCGGCGCCCGGTTCACCCTTAGCCGCGGGCTCACCCTTCGGTTTCTGCTCGCCCATATCACCGGCACCCGGCTCAGACTTACGGCCGGTGTTGGTAGGCTCAGGCTCGGTGAAGAACTCCTTGTACCACTTCAACGACTGCTGAACCGGCGCCGGTAGCTTCGCCTTCTTGTCTTTCTGCTGACCGGACTCGATGGCGCCGTACAGTTTTTTCTCTGCCGCCTTCACTTCATTGGCGTGCTCACGACCGCGCTGGTCTTCGATGAACCGGTCGCCTTCACGCAGCAGATCGGACACGCTGTCAATCTCGATAACGCGAGAAAGCAGCCGGGTCTTCATCGCATCATCAAGCTTGTCGGAATTGGTGACCATGCGCTTCAGCAGACGCTGAACACGATTAGCCTCTTGCATTTTTGTTTCCGGCGTATCGACGGTAAACAATGACTTCGCGGCGTCGAAGATTCTGCGGACCTCACGCTCAGCCGCTTCGCGCTTATCAAGCCGCTCTGCCGTCCGTCGTTCCTTGGTTTGTGCGTTCTTCGACTTCTCGGCTGGCTGACTTGTCGCTGGCTCGGCGTCTGCCTCATCGGGGTTGATCTTCGCCTGCATGCGCTCGATTTTGGCAGCCTGGTTCTTCAGGTGGGCATCCTTCACCTGCTGGACATGATTGACCACATCGCGGCCGGATCGTAGAGCCATGCCGGTGCCGGCACCCACAATCTTGCCACCAACGAAGAAGCCGGCACCGGCTGTAAGTGTCGTCTGTGCGGTCTTCCAGAACTCTTCCGCCGCCCGCTCCAGCGTCGGCACTACTCCCGGTGCATCTGCAACCGTGCCAGAGATGGCATCAGTGATAAGCCGTGTGATTGTCTGAGCTTCCGCCAGGGCGAGCTGCCCGAATTCAAACTTGATACCTTCCATGAGGAACTTGCCAAGATTGATGGCATGCTGCTCAAGCATCGACTTGGCGGCATTGATTGGGACCTTTGCTGCCTGACCGAATTGGACACCAGACAACGTGCCCTGAATGAGTCCGCTGATTGTGCTGGCTGCGGACGCGGCTTCATGCCCCATGCCACCACGTCGCCGATTCAGATACTCCTGACCGGTGATAATGTCTGCGGTCCACCCGGCAGCCGTAGCGCTTCCAGTCAATGCGCCAAAGGGCACCGCGACAACTGCGCCAACTCCAGTAGCAGCGGTGGCGCCACCGCCGATTGCAGCACCGGCCGTAAACGGAGCCAGGCTCGCTTCAAACATTGGCAGCGACTTCGTGGTTTCAACTGCGATGGCACTGAGCCAAGGCACCTGAGAATCTTTCACGTATTGGTCCAAATCTGCGGACAAATGCGCTTGCTCGTCATCAGCAGCAATCTTCGCCTCTGCTTCTTCCAGCGTCATGTTGCCGGACCTTACAGCGTGCCCCAGAGCAGCATCACGGAAGGAATATTGACCTAGCTGGCGAGCCTCTTGAAGCTTCTGCCCGAATTCAATGACACCACGAAACGGATCGTCAGGCGTACCTTTGCCCTGCGTTGGCTGGGTCGGCTCTGGCGCGTCCAGGGAAGAAAGCATTTCGTCGGCAAGGCTACCGCCACCACCGGAGACCGGCGCCATTTGAGGCTGCTGTGCCTGTCCGGCTGGCTGTTGCGGCTCCAGCGTCCCAAGCATTTCGTCAACGAAATCGCTCATTCAAGATTCCCCGCTCTGAAGCGCGTAACGGCATTCCTGATGAAGTTGGCGCGGAAAGCATCTTTCTTCTCCTGCGGCAACTTCTGGTAGCTCTGAGCTTCCAGCACGCGTGGTAGATTCGTGTAGAGATACGACTCAAGAAAGGCATGCTCACTGGCGTCCCGGGTCAACGTCTTAAGCATGCCGACGCTGGACTTCATCACATTGAGACGCCCCACTTCCGACGTCACCAGTTGCCCAAATTGTGTCTGCAGCTCAGCGGCTTTTACCTTCTTCTCCTTGTCGGTCAAAGGCACCAAACGCTTGCCGCCTGTCGGAATCATTCCCAAGAACTTGTCATCAACGGTTTTGGTTCCACCAGAAACCAAGTTCATTTGGGCCTTCACCTGGTTCATGCGGGTGCCATATTCCTTGCTCGTGATGGCACCAGTGGCAACCGCATCATCCAACACTTGGACCGCATTTCGCGCGACCTTCTCCATCGCCAATTGCTGCTCCGGACCGGAGCCCTGCCCCAGTACACGCTGAGAAGCTGTTAGGAAGTTGGTCCAACGGCCGTTGAACTCTTCAACGATCTTGCCTTCTTCCACACGCTTGGTGCGGTCTTCTTGCCCCTGCTGGAAACGGATGATTGACATAGCCATGCCCTGAATGGCACGAGCCTCACCACGCCTAGAGCGCTCGATGGATTCAAGAGCGCGCTGAGCAGACGTTTCCTTCTCGGCGCCACCGACCAGCTCAGACAATTCTTGCTTGAGCGCCAAGACTTTCGCTTTGCGGATGGTCTCGTTGGGCTCACGCTCCGCGAGTTTGATTTGCTGACCAACCGCTCGCGCCTGGTCCTTTATCTGTTTGTCGATCCGCGACATCGCAATGGGGTCGCTCTGCGCATCATCGAGCGCAAGGCGCATAATCTTCGCATCCGCCACCTTGATGAAGCCATCGGTCTGGATGTTCGTGGTGATTTGCTTCTCGAAGTGCGTGCGAGCAGTCTGAATCTCACCGACGAAAGTCTTGTGATCTTTCGATTCAAGAGGGATGCCAAACTTGTGCGGCGTCTTTGCAATCTCTTCCAAGAAGCCGAGCTGATTTAAACCATCCTCACTGACTGGAATCTGAGCGAGTAAATGGTCTTTGAATTGGCGCGCGGCCTCGTGGTTCAGATTGATTTGCTTGGTCGCAACTTGATCCGAATGAGCTTGAGTAACCGCAGATTCCCGCATCGTGGTGTAGATGCCGTTCGTGTTCTCCAGTTGTTGCCGGAAGGTGGTCAACTGCTCGACGAACGATCCGGAGAGGTTGTCGATTTTCTGAGAGAGCTGCTCTGGCAGCAGGGACAACCGACGATTCAGATTGTCATTGACGGTCTGCGTTGCCCATGAACGCAAAGACTCCACCGCTGCGGATTCTTTCTGACGCTGTGCCGGCATCAGCATACGCAAGCGGAGCGGATCGCCGCCATACTTCTGCTGAAACTCTTCGCGCATCTGGGGCGACTTGGTTTGAAATTCCTTGACAGCCTCAAAGGGATTTTCTTTGTGGCGGGACTGCAAATCTGCCACGACCCCAGCCACCCGGTCATGCTCATCGAGCAAATCAAATTGAACCTGCAAGCGCCTTTGCTCGTCTTCTTCGAGCTTCTTCTGACGCGCGTTGTAGAAGTTCTGTTGCTGTGCATAGAAGAACGAGCCACGAGCAGCGTTGAAGCTTTGCTCGGCTTGACGGAACTGCCCAATGGCAGCGGCTGTTTCCGCCTCACGCATCCGATCAATCGACTGCGCAGCAATTTCCGCGCCCTTACCTGCGCTTGGATCTACTCCAGGCGTACCGACAACCGGCGAAGCGATTTGTCCCTGATTGTACCGTGGCGGCATCTTTCACCTCGCTGACTATGGCACCATCTGTGGAGCGTATGCAGGAGCAGCACCGAAGCCACCACCACCACGGAATGGACCACCTTTACCGAACAAGGCTCCACCGCCCTGGACCAGAGCACCAGCCCCGGCAAATCCTGCTTGCGCAGCGCCCTGGCTCAACTGCCAAGCCTGCATCTGTGCGTTGTACTTGGAAGTCAATCCTTGCGCAACTCCAGCGAAAGCGGCCGCTGAACCTTGCCGCAGCATCTGCAAGCCTTGCATTTCGTAGAGGTTGGAGACCTCTCGCCCGCGCGTGCGGATCGCATCTGCGGACTGAGCACCCAAGGCTCTCGTCTCTTCCAACACTCCCAGCGGCGAGCCGGCCAGCGTGATACCAGAGCTGGCAAACCGAAGCGCTTGCTCTTCTCTGAAAGCTTTCGTCTGGCGCTCCAACTGCGCGGCTTCAACAAGCGACTGTTCGTAAGCCAGACCGGCTTGCCGCCCAAGCATAGCGGCCTCGTCGCGATAGGCGCCTTGCTGCTCCTGCCCAGCGATCTGGTACATCAATGCAGAGAGACCGCCACCGCTTGCCACGGATTTGGCACCGCGCATACCGCCGATCATCCCCATGAGACCGCCCGCCCCACCGATAAGTCCTGTAAGCGCTGCCGTCATACGAGCCCCCAAATCAACATGCTACGACCGTCCATAGTATATGACCGAAGCGTCCCCTCGTAAACAAATCCGAGATGGCTGAGCCACCGTTTTGAGACTTCGGTGTCATCACCCCAACACTGGACGCGATGATATTTCGACTTCAAATCTTGGACCCACCACTTCGCATCAGTCAGGTATTCCCTGAGATATTCCTTCGTGTAGATCGAAGGATAGATGAACAACTCGGCGACACCAGGCGCGGTGTCATACCAGCCGCCAATGTAAATGATGCGACCATCGACGATGTGAGAACCGCACTGCTCACGCTGGCCCAGCCCGGACATCATTGGAAGCATGTTGCGGAACTGCTGCAAGTCTTCGGGATTGCACTGGAAGATGTCGGCGTGCCCTTCACGAAATGGCTTGCAAATTACTTCTCTCAGTTTTCTCATGCCGGGTCTGCCGTCTCCACCATTATGTCAAGGCTCAGCAGGGTCTGCGGTGACGGGATGTCTTGAATCAGCACCACCTGCTTCTTAGAACGATGCCAGCTATCCGGCGGCCGAATCGGATCAGGCACGCCTCTAAACAACGGCGTCGGTCGATCCGTTGGGTCCGTGACTTTCTTGAACACGACCGCTTCACAATTCCACGGCGTGGTGCCAATCTTGGCTCCAATGGTGTTGTGGAACCGTGGCAGCACTTCGCGGATTTTCCGGATTTTCGCTTGAGCCGATCCGCGCTCACCGGCAACGTCGAGGTTAAGCGTTGAGGCAAAGCCGGGACTGAAGTAGCCCACGTGCGCCTTGCTGCTCTGTGATGGCAGTTGCATTGAGCCATCCGATTGCACCGTGGCCTTACCGCCAGGAGCTCCATCAACCTGGATGGTGAGTTCTTCACCGACCAGGTGCAGCAAGCCATAGACCTTATCCGTGGTGAGAAGCCACGAACCGGCCGCAATGGCGCTGGTGGTATCGAAACTGGATAGGACTTCTGCGCTTGCTTCGGTCGTACTGGAAATGCCAGTGATTCTGGCCCGTCCTCCACCACCGCCCTGCAAGTCATACTTTTTCCAGATTTCCTTGCCGATCATGGAAGTGTCAAAGAAGGCGGCACTTGCCGTGATGAAGATGGCTCCAGATGTACCCGATGGTGTCATCGAGATTGTGCTGGACAACGCGCTACCATCGTAGGTGACGGCGCTGTCAACGTGAATGGAGTCCTTCAGTTGCTCGAAGCTGGCGGATTGGTACCGCGCCTCGTCGGCTGCCTGCTGCCCTTGACCAGTAAAGAAATCATCCGGCTCAACAAAGCGGACCGGCGCTGTCATGTACTCAACTGCGCGATAAGTGCGGTTACCAACCTGCCGCTCAACCACCATCCAGAGCACTGGGTCTTCGTTGATGCGGGGCTCCACGGCAATTGAGAGCACCTTGGCACGATTGAAGTTGGCACCATCGACGATTGACTCACCGCCAATAAAATGCCGGTGCCAACCAAAAATACTTTCAACTTCATTGAACGTCAGACCGAGCAGCACGCCGTCTTCACGCAAGACCCAAAGAACGTTTGAGAAGCCGCGTTGCTGAGCCATCACATCGAACCGCGACAAGCCCAAGTGCGCGGCGGCAATGTTCTGGTCACCAGTTACAAAGTCATCGGACTGGATGGAAAACAAGAAGCTAATCACGTGGCGACCGGTCGTGTCTGTGTAAAACAATGTTTGACCGTTAGAAAACGGCTGGACGCTCGATGCTCCAACGTTGTTGATTGGCTTACATTGGACGCTTGACGGGCTGATCGGATCGTCGATAGTGTCTCCGTGGATTCTCCGGACAGAAGACACCGCCCCGATGATTACAGTCTTGTTCGTGTTGCACAGCCACTGAATGGAATCCATCTTGTCAAAGATGGGACCCAGCGTAAACCGGAGCGCATCCGTCGCATTGGCGCCGGTCGTAAAATCATCAAATCTGGTGGCGCCGGTTGTCGAGTCAGGCGCTCGGCTGAACTCCAAGCTAGACGGGTTGGCAATCGTGTTGGCGTACACCGCCCGGGTCGAGTCGATGAAGCAGATCGTCTTGGGGCAATTGTTGGACTTCATGACCATTCCAACGCTAGCCGTTTCAACACCAAACCCGACCGTACTGACCGCCACGCCAGCCAGGGTTTTCAGCGTGAAAGTCGTGCCAGCCGGCACACTGTTAATCAGATAGTGCTGGTCGTTTAGCGTTGGCCAGGTTCCACCCGCCATGCCGTGAACGACTACTTCATCATTGACGACAAAGCCATGCGCAACACTTGTTGTAAAAACACCGGGGTTGGCTTCAGTAGCGCTAGAAATAACCCACTGGTCAAACGGATCGTTCGTCCGGACGAAGTGAGCAATCGTCCAATTCGTGTGCCCGGTGCGCGTCAGCTTATGCGGAGCATACCACTGGTGCGTGATGTAGATGGTATCGGCGCTTTGCTTGACGTGCAGGTCAAAGATGTGAATCTCTTGATACGGAGTGTTGATGCTGTAGACACTGTTGATGGTGCCGCCAGAAACGTATGTGTCGAACGTGGTGGTATCGATGTTGTCACCGAAAACGTTCTTCAGCGTGAAGTCATTAGCGTTGGCGTTGGCCACAGTGAAGAACTGCCCGTTGAGCTGCTTCATGCCAGCGATGCCGTCAATGTAGACTTCATCGCCGTTTGCATAACCGTGAGCCGTCGACGAGATCACGCCCGGACTAGCCTTCGTGATGCCCGTGATGTTCTTCGTGGTCGCGTTCAAGACCTGACCGAAGCTGCGGAACACGCGCATCTTCTTGTCGGTCAGGCAAATGACATAGGTGTCCTGGTCGCTGAACGTGAACGAAATCAATCGGGCGATTTTCAGGCTCTGCGTTGGGGCTACGTGCTTGTTCCCATTGCGGAAGTGTAAGCCGCCTTGGGGGAGCACGATGTAGTTTTGGACGCGCTCATTGCCACGCTGGTACAAGGGTAGGTCCAGGCGCGCATAGAGATCGGGTGAAACCTCACCACCGGAAACGTTGAGCAGTACGGTGTTACCGAGTCCCATTAGTAGTATCCCTGCACATTGGTAAAGGAACCACCGAACTGCGCCTGGTTCCGCGCGTTCTGCGTGTACGACTCAAGATGTCGCTGAATGCTTTGCTCCGATCCGTCGACGCCAAAAGCATCCTTCAGAGTCTCGGCTAGCAGCTCATTGACGATTTCGACATGCTTCTCACGACCGGTGATGCCTTTCACTGCATCAAGCGCCATCCAGAGAGCAAGGGCTTTCAGCGCCAGCGGGTCCCAATGAGAGAGCACCTCCACGTCTGCCGCGAAACCGATCTTCAGCTTGGACTCACCGCCATTATCCAGAGCAATTACACGGCGATTATCCGGTGCCGGCTGATAGAGAAGCCGAAATTTCAGCGTGTCATATTCCGGGTCCTGAACCCAGAGCAGCCGTAGGAATGATTCTGGCAAAGCGTATGCATCGCTGTACCCAAACTTCGGCGGGGTGGTTTTATCAACCTCATCCCAAACTTCACCGAAGTTCCAAGGATATATGCGCTGGACCTCTCGCCGACACTGGTCAAAGATTTCGACGAAATGCTTGCCCGCGTCCGTGTCCGGTGAGTCCGGATTGGAGATCGGTCTCTCCCCGATGAAGCGCAGTCCCCGATTGATGACAGTTACTTTGTCGGTCATTCACTACATCCCATCGTACTATGATAGTTCGTAGTATAAAGAAACCGCCCGCTCTTTGCAAAGCGGGCGGTCGAATCTCTCAGCTCTTCCAGGGACTTTAGTTCGCCTCGCCCGCAATTTTCATAACGTCAAGCACGTTGGCGCTTACGTTCAAATTCGTTACGGCGAACCCGGCTTGAATGTTAGTACCGTTCCCGGGCAACGTCGCACTGATCGTTTGGACCAAAACGTTGTTGATGTAAAACTTGGCGTCGTTCGAACCCGCCCCACCATCTCCGAGCTTGATCACAAAGTTGACTAAATTAGCCGTGTCTAGCGCAATACCAGTATCAGCCACCGTCTGAGTAGCCCCATTGAAAGTAACAGCTTTCCATGTCGCGTCACCGACACTGGTGTCAAATCTGAACGCAGCCCCCGACAGTGCAGAAGTCCCAGGTGTGGCTGTACCAGTCCAAGATGAGCCATTAGTCCATCCAAGCCAATATCTAACATCGGTACTAGATGCTGCCCGCGCTCTGATAAGCAAAGCCGGACCATAACCTCTGTGTCGCCATGTACTGGCTTGAATCCCGTTGCAATTATTGGTGGCAGTAGTACCCGTGGTGTACTTGATAATGTGGCTATCATTCACCTGACCAGCCGCGACGGTGCCGCTTGTACTGGTTATCGTAAGCGCCGGGAAACCGAGCGCCGTAAAGGTGGTAGCGCCATTGGTGCCAATGTAATATTGACCCGAAACCTTATCGACCTGGTAGGTGAAGCCGTTTAGCGGAGTTAGCCCGCCTGCCGCAGCGGCAGCCGAAGCCCAATTGGTACCATCGCTGGTGAGCACATTGCCGGAGGCTCCGGCCGCAGGAAGCGTCCCGCCCTGCGCTCCTTGAGCGTTTGTACCGCCGCCATAATATCCAGCAGCCACACTCGGCTGAACTGCAAACAACAAAGCGATGAGCCACGCAAGCATGTTGTAAGCAATGATGTTCAAATTGCCAGGCGCACTGAGAAGGATGCGCAACGTGTTGATCGGCTTGTCCATCTTCTCGATGGATAACGACTTTTGCGGTGCGATCTTCGCGAGGCTGGAGGTCGGCTTTTGCTCTGTGTAGCTGGGGAAAATATCGCCAGGCGTCAGATTCTCAATGATGACAGTGTTGCAATCCTGTCCCAAATCAATCTCAGTCTCGCCAGCCGTGAAGTTTTGAAAACGTGAAAACATACCGGTCTCCTTACCAAGCGACTACATTGACGTTTCCGTTCCCTGAACCGATACGTCGAACTTTTTGGATCGGTGGACCCTGGTAACAAAAACCGGTGCCACCAACAATTTTGGCGTTACTAGTGGTTGCCGTTCCATTAGCCCAATTAACGTGCAAATCCTGACCGGATTCGACGAAGAAACAAACGGTCGTGCAAGGAACGCCCAAGTCAATCTCTGCATCGGTGTTGGCAAAGGCCAGGCGCGAGCTGACAATGCCAGCCTGCACCTGACCAGGAAAGTTCACATACGGCCCGTCCTTCCTGTCCGCCGCATTCGCGAGCCCCGCGCTGAGCGTGAGGATTACAGCCAGAAAGATGGATTGAAGGAACTTCCGCATTTTGCCTACTCCCGATATTAGGTGTGCTTCCGCTTACGCAGTCATCTTGCGGTACTTGACGCGAGCAACGATTGTGCCGGCGCCTGTACCGATGGTGTCAGCGGTCAAGCCGATGCGATACTTCGTCTTCTTCTGGGTTTCGCCAGAAGCCGGCAAAGCTTTGTTGACGTGACCGGCGATTTCATAGACCTTCTTGTTTGCGTCGGTCAATGCCAGGGCGGTCATCGCTTGTCGGATCGGATCGCCCAACGGTCCGACCGGCAGACCGGCGACGTTGGACATGTCCAAATTGGCAGCAAAGCAGTCAACCTTACCGGAGACAACTACGCCGTCAGTATCGTAGAGACCTACGTCGTAGGCAGTACCTGCAGTGATGGCAGGGGATTCCAGCGTAATTTCATCGATAACTGCCTCGGCGGGCACTTCGGCAATGAAAAACTTGGAAGTGTCGTCGTCATTGGCAGCAATTGCGATAACGGAGACGACTTCATAAATCGGAGCTCCAGTGACTTCAGAGGCTGCTTTGGGATGTACGAGCCGATCATCAATGGTATTGATAACAGCCATAATTTACCTCCTTAAGGTAAAACAGTTGGGTTACAACTTGGGTTACAACGCCGCTGATTAAGCAGCTACGCGGACTTTCTGAATGCGAGCGCCTTCGGTACGGAGAGCAGCAATGCACATCTCGGCAACGATCTGAGTTGGCGTGTTGTGCATATCGATACGCTTTTCAATGCGCACGTTGATGATGCCCTTCGCCAACACGATGCCACCCTCGGCAAGAGCCAAGAGGTTGCGCTCGCCACCGGCAACGGCAAGCAACGGGTCTTGAACGGCAGAGGCATACGGAATGAATTTGGTTCCATACGCTTGACCGATGGTGCCCCGCACAAGCGGCTTCTCGGTGTTGTAGTCGAAGCTAACGAGTTGAGTCTCAGTCAACAGGTTGTTCATGCGCTTACCGTCGAGGGTGAGCGCGGTGTTGACTTCGATGTCAGTCGCTACAGCGGCATCAACGAAGTTTTGCTTGATGGTGCGCAGCGTGCTCAGACCGAAGCCACCGGTCGCGTCGATAGTGATACCACCATCGTTGGCGAAAGTGACGTTAGAGGTCGCAGCAGCGGACTTACCAACACGCACGTCAGCAAACGCAGACGAGTAGATAACTTTGTCCTTACGACGCATGAGAGCGTTCACGCAACCTTCGACCAGCTCAGAGCTGGGGTTGCGCTTCATCTTCTCGATGTCCTTGCCGTCAACACCGACAGCGACAGCGAAGAAGGTAGGAGCCATCCACCGGCGATCCCATGCGGCATCCTGGAGTTGGATGGGTTGGAAACGTTCAGTGATTTCCTGATCGGCGAGCAAACCGAAGCGATCATATGCAAAGTCTTCGCCTTGAAAATCAACGAGCTTCACAAACGGGCTCAACTTGCTCATTGTTTCTTGAGCAAGAACGTGAACTTCTTTCCCGAACTCAACAGTGAATTGAGTATCGAGGGTTTCATAAATGGTTCCGGCCATGGCAAATTACCTCGAAAAACGAGTAGGTCAACTACGTCTCTCGAAGCACTCCCCGGCTATGGCTCGGATGCCCCTTGCGGAATACCACCGCCATGAGTTCAGGCCCGAAGGTTGTCTGTTCTGCCAAAACAAATAACAGAGGGGCGATCCTTTGTCAACTATCGCCCCTCGTATGATGTTCAGTAGTTAGCTCGAGACTACCAGTATTTTTTGACCTCAGCCCCGATCTCCTTGAGCTTTTGAAGTTCAGCTTTTGCCGCCTGGTGCTCGGCGCTTCCCTCGCCGTGGTTCTTCTTGGCAGCCACCACCTTTCCGAAACCTTCTTCGTAACGGTGTTCGTATTCGGCTTTCGTCATGGCGCTTCCGCTATTCGGAACGTCCAAGCTCAAGCTGTCTTCGCTGATGTACTTTGACGCGAATGAATGGAAGTGCTCTGCGAGGACAACCTTCACGCGAGGATCGAGCTGCTCAAGAATCCCAGCTCTCTCGGTGCCGAGCGAAGTGGCAAGAGACTTCTCCCAGCTACCCAGAACCTGGTTGCTCTTCTCGCCATACTTTTGCTTGAAGTCGGTCTCCAGCTTTGTGAGCGTGGCGTCCATCTCGCTATGCTGCTTTTCCAACACGTCCAGCGTGTACTTGTCCAGCGCTTCCGCCATCAACTTGAAACCTTCAGGACGGACGCCAGCCCTCATGGCCGCTTCTTTCATAGCGGACAACAAGCCTTCATCCGGCGAGAAGTATTCCTTCAGATGCTCCGGCACTTCGCCAGGCGCTGTGTACTCGTACTTGTCCGGCGTCTCCGGAACTCCGATGGAGTTGTAGAAAGCCTTCCACTCTTCGGCGGTCGCGCCTTCACCAGGGACCTTGAGCCCGTCCGCTTTTCGTCCGATCAGGCTCTGTTGGTTGTCGTGCTCTTTTACGAGTTCGTGCAACGGATTGAGATTCGGATCGGTTGAAAGCCGCTTGTTGAGATTCATCGCCCACTCTTTGGTGCGATACTCTTCAGGCAGTGTATCGATGAACGATTTGGTTGCGCCGGCATCGGCGGGTGTACCCGGCGTGCCACCATCATTGGTGATTGTCCCGGCCGTCATCTTGGACAGATCGGTAGGCTTGTTGAGGTCGATCTCAATTGCCACGCCTGCAGGTGTCTGTGTCGGCGTGCTTACTGCTGCATCACTCATCTGTGTCTTCTCCCTGGCTATTCGCCATCACTTGCATTGCCTCTAACATCTCACGGACTTGCTGGTGGCGCTGGCGAAGCTGCTGGTACTCAATCAAGGGCAGCTTCTCCACCGGAATGAACTGCTGAAGCGTCAACCAGATATCCCGCCTGGCCGCCTGCTCCATATCCATGCAGGGGTTACCGGCTCCGCATATTCGATGAAGATACTGAAGCAGAGAAATGCCAGCGTCGTGCCTGCACACCTCCTGCATCATGTTGTATTTTTCAACGTAAGCGTCGTCTATCTCAGGAAGCTGCTGCTCCGCCAATGTCCTTCACTCCTTTTGCTACGTCTTTGAAAGCGGCACCGCCAGCGACAGCAGACTGCATATCCTGCATTTCCGCTGCTTGCGCTGCCTGCGCCTGTTTCCGCCGTTCGGTTTCGGCAGGCGAATAAACGATTTTCTGGCTCGCGCCACTGAGCCGCTGCTTCGCACGCAAAGCCTCTTCGAAATTGATGGTGCTCTGAACCGCGGACGGATCGAGACCAGAGACCTTGATTGCGTAGTCCGTGAAAGCTTCCACGCCTTGCGATTCTTCCAGCTTCATCAGCCTTGCGGCCGGTGAAATGAAGTTGATGCGGTAGCCCTTCAGGCCGCCGCCGCGATAACGGATGAAATCTTCCGAAATGTACTTTGGCTGAATGCCGTTGGCTTGGTACAAGAAATCTTGCTTGCTGTTTCGAATCACGCCGAAGTTGCCAGCTTCGAGCAAGATGTTGAAAGCACGATCCAGGAACGGTGAAACCATCTCGACGAGGATGCGAGACAGGATCGGTCCGGTCATGAACATTCTCATCTCGTTACGGATGTGCGCTTCGCCAAGCGTTTGGCGGCTGCGGTTGTTGAGATCGCTCAACTTGTCATGCATGAAATAAGTCATGATGTTATCGCGCAAGTCCGTGATGCGCTGGATAGCCCATCCGGGATTTTGCACCACATGAATTGGGGTGATTGGCGCGATATCGCCATTAGTGCGATTGGTCCTGTGCACCGGAATGTTGACGCCCGGGTACCACGGAATCTTGCCGGCGCCGAGCACGTCTTCGGTCGAGATCATCTTCGGCGGATCGAGAGCCATCTCGCCCATCTTCTCGAACATTTCGACGAGCTTGTTGAGGGCGCGAATATCCGGCAAGGCGTCCATCGCAGGGCTGCGACCCGGGAGCTCACCGACGTTGCGCCAGAAGCGGACGACGTTAACCGGCATCTCGTTGAAGCCGCTCTCCTGCAAGAGATGTTGCTGATCCATCTCGATGTGGAGGGAAGCATAGGGCATGTCCAGCGTCCCCAGGAGCAGCGGGTTGCGCTCACGGCGAGGCTCGATGACGTGAAGGACTTTCACCTCATCTTCCAGCTTGGCGGTATCGTACAGCTTCCTGGACCGCTCGCTCACAGCCTGATAGCCATAACGCTGAACAAGCTTGGCAATGGTAAATTTTTTCTCGATGTAGACGCTATCAACGTTGCCTTCTTCGTTCTCGCTGAAGCCCAGTGTTTTGGCGTCCATTGCCTTGAACTTGATTGGGCAGCGGATGTCATTCGTCTGGATCGTCAAGGTTGCGGCCGTTCCGTATGCCGCCAGGTCCATGATGGCTTCGAGCATTCCCATCATTACGCCAGCTTCGGGCAGGCTGAGGTTGATTGGCATTACCTCATTGACGGTGGTCATCATTTCGAACGCATCGCTGTAAGCCGCTTCATCTGCGGCGATCTGCGGAACGAACTCAAAACTTTCAAACGGGCTTGGCCAGATTTGACCAAGGATGCTACACGCGAACATGTGTACAGCGTGTAGGGCGGTGGAGTCGTAAACGTTATTGAGTAAGAACGGACCGTCGGTCTGCTCGCTTGTGAAGTATTGCTTGCGCAACAACACAAACTGAGAGATCGCCTGGTACAGCGGGTACCAGGGCTGACGCAGGCGCTTGAGCGAGTCGTGTCTCTGCAAGAGACCTTTGATGTTCAGTGCCGCCATCTGTTACCCCGACAGTCTAGTTGAGCTCAGGAGCGGATTGCCGAGCAATCCATTCTGCGTGGTGAGAAGCGTGCCCAACTTGACGGGCTTGGCAATAGACCGCCGAATGCCAGCATCCATACCCGCTTGCTGCGCTTTCACATTGGCTTCTGCCTGTGCGCGCTGTGCCTGCAAACCAGCGGTAAAGCTGGCCGACTCGGCAGCAAGCTGAGATTGCCTCTGCATGTTCTGCATGAGCATCATCTGAGTAAACATGTCAGCACTCGGCGGACGTCTTGCCATCGCTATTTCTCCTTACTTCGCGGCTGCGGCTGGTTTCTTCCCGCCGCCTTTTTTGGCGAGCAGAGCTTCAACCGAGTTGTCCGACTTCGCGGCTGCGGCTGGAGCTTTTTGCTCGGTCGGCTCGTCAACCTTTTCGATTGGCGATTCTTCGACCTCGGCAGCAGGCGCTGCCTTCGGCGCTGGCTCCTGATCGGCGCGGACCAAGATGTCGTCAATGTCCGCCAATTCAGCGGCAGTGGCGAGCATTTGACCCTTGCTGTTCTGCAACTTCTCTTGCAGAAATTGCTGGCCTTTCTTGTCTTCCATGTACAAGCAAACTTGGTTGCGAAGCTCAGAGGGCTCGTAAAGCAGCGGGTTGATGGGGATGTTCTCTTCTTTCATGTAAGTGAGAAGCCCCTCATGGCTGAGAGCCTTGGGATTCCTGATGACCGTGCCATCAAGATTGGTGGCTTGCACAGTTTCGAAGCGATAAAGTTCGATGTAATCGGGATAAGCTTTCTTCATGAAACCGGCGTAGTATGTTTGAAACAAGCCATTCAAGCCAGGCGCGTTGAGGCTTTCGCGCTTCATCTTCACCTTGATGTGAAAAGGTTTTTCGACCTGTGACTTGTCGAAGCCTTCGGGATGCGGGGCTTTGTATGTCCCTCTAAATTCTGCGAGGATAAATCCGTTTACCGTCATGCCAACTCTCCTAGTGTGAGTAGTACGAATCTGGCAATACTATAGCCCATAACAGATCGTACGCAACTGGCAACTGCTACTGACCGAAGCCGTAGTACCGAGGGTCAAACTGCTTCTGCTGCGGATTCCCTTGGGTATCCCACGTCCGAAAAGTATTTTCTGTTGACAACATGCTTTGTTGTTGCTCGAAGGTTCCACCAGAGTTCGGCGTCCAAATGACGTTACGGGGCCGCAGGTTTTCTTCAGTGAAGGTGAGGATCGTCGCGTCGAAGATATCCGGTGACTTACCGAGCAAGTCCTTGATGTCTTCTTTGGTGGCGAGCTTGAACTTTTGGGATTGCCCGCAGTATTCGAGGTCTGGCACCAGGCGAATGTCACGAACGAATTCTTCATCATCCGGGATGCGAGCGGTGCCGCCCATGCCGTCCGGTCCCTCTTCCATCCAGTCCTGGAAGCGTCCCGCCATCTCAGCACGCTTGTTGAAATAGAGCTGCTTGTTGTTAGGGGAGCCGCCGAAGTAGACACCGATTACCATGTGCCCGTATCCCAGCGAGCGCAGGATGTTGTAAGTGCCGTGCCCGTATCCCATGTCGATGAAGCAGTAATCGATCCGGTCTTCATCAATGATTTTCTTGACGATGTTGGCCAGCGTCACGTCGTCCATTCGGTTGTGGACCCAATGCTTCGGAATCACGAAGCCCTGACGCTTAACGATGGCCGTGCGGTCTCCCTGCCCTGCTGGGTCTACTCCCAGAATCTTGGTGTCAAACGCGTTGATTGGTGTTTTGCTATTGAGCGCATTGATCATCACCACGGAGTCAATGAGCTTGCCTTCAACCGATGAAAAGGCTTCTTCAAAGGTGCCGGGATACTCTCGCTGGAAAGCTGTCAGGTTGCCGCGCAACTCGTCGTGCAGCTTCATGTGTCGCCAATACATTTGGTCAAGACCGACGCGCAGTGAGCGGCCGCTCTTAGCCAAGTCCGCATTGATGGAATTCATGATGCGGACTTCTTCAGAATCCGGCACCCAATTTTTAGGCGGGTCCCAGCGATAATCCGGCTCTTCGTACCATGCGAAGAACGCAGTGAACCATGATGAGCTGGGGTTCCTATACCCGGACTTCGCTATCTCATGGAAGTAGTTACCCTCACCGCCGCTGGTGCTCTCAGGGATAAGCATGCTGCCTTCTTCGGCTGATGCATGCGCCTGCATGGCGCCTTCTTGGATGTCGCGGACGTGGCGATCTCTATATCGTCCGATCTCTGAAGGCTGAAGAATCATGCAGGGGAAACCACGGCCGCTATCGGTGCCTGCGGTGCCGGTGGTGATTTCAGAAAGGTTTTTCCAAGCCAGCTTGTAATCGTTTTTCTGAGTCGCTTCCTGCTGCAACTCAGGTTCCATCTGCTCATGGTAACGTTTCAGGTTTTCGAAAACTTCAGTGGTAATCTTCGCGCGGTGAGTCAGGATGAGGGTTTTAAACCCTGGTATGTCTTGCGATAGCTTGAACTCCATCGCATTGAAGTACGTGGTCGAGCGAATCTGGCGCGGCTTCACAACTGGCATGCGGACGCGCCCGCGTTTCTCCAGCAGCGCCTGGACGAGGTAATGCAACCGCAACTGAATCGGCGTCATGTCCAGCGTCGTGATGCCGGCGCCTTTAGGTGTAATCCGGTAGTGTGCTTTCGCTACGTGGGGTAACGTCTGTAACGACTTCTGGATCAACTGTAATGTATCGCCCAAGCTCCTGCTCCTCTATCCGCTTTGCCTCTGCGATCCGCGCGTCCATATCTTCGCGACCAAGCAAGAGCCGCGCCTCCACATCCTTGAGCTCAATCTTCACCATCTCTTGCTTGATTTGCTGAGCGGGCTTGCCCCATCCGCGATCCAAGATTTGCTTTGCCGCCTCCAGGCGCGTTGAAAATTCCGCTTCCGGGTTGTTCATGATTGCGAAAATGACATTGAAGGCTTGTTCGGTGTGGTCCTTCGCAAGCTTCTGCAAACTGAACGGCGCCGGGTTGGTCCGACCGGGGATGCTTGGCACGTGCTTATGCTCAGGCGGATCGTCGGCCGGTGCCATGTCCAGCAACTCATCAACGATATCGAACGCTGCAAAAATGTCGTCGTCGTCAGGCATAGATGCTTACTGGGTCCTCTTCCACAGGCGCAGCCGGCTTCTCGTTCGCCGATCCGAGAACAATCTTCAACGCCTGCAGAATGGTGCGCACGTTGGCTTCAGGGATGGCTATGCCTTTGAGCCCTGGCTTGTAGATGCCTTCCTTCTTGCAATTGAACCAATACCGGATGTGCAGGAAGTTGTCGTTCTTGTACTCTTCGAAGTAGACATACAGGCGCCCCAGCTTGGACTCGCTGATAAACACCTTGCCGTCTTCATCGACTGTAAATGGCTCCATTACTGCTCCTTGAATGGTCGCTTGCCTGTGGGTCTAAGTCTCGTGCGCGTGTAGCCCTCCGTGCCCGGGGGTAGCGCTATCTCGATGATGCGACAAGGCTTGCACACGTCGCCATACGATCCGTCAGGCTTCTTGAACCAACGCTTCGCCCGCTCGTCCCCACATTGGGTGCAGGTCCGGCGTTCTTCCTTGCCGCGACCGGAGAGCTTTTCTGGCGGGCGCGCGCCTACCTTTGGCTCAGGCGGGCGCCCGGAACACGGCTGGCAGAAACGATCTCCATTCCAATACTCTTGGGCAATCCTGAATGTGACACCGCACTTTTGGCATGTGGCGTTTTCCTTCAGTCGAACCAGTGGCTTGTTGTTGCGCTGACGCCCACATTCGCAAAAATCGCCTAGCAGCTTTTCGGTGCGCCCACAGTCCGGGCACTTTGGTGGTGGAGTCACCCACAGCCCCGGGGATGCATCGGGGGGAATAAGGTCTTGGAGCCATTCCTCTACCCACTTCAGGCGTAGATGATCCGGCGCTTTATTGAGGTCAACCACGTTACTACTCCCCCTAGTATTACTAGTTAAAGTAGCACGTCTCGATCTGCTGTCAACCTACGTGGGGCTACTCGACAGCCTGCATGATTCCGACCGGGACATCCGGCATCGGCATGTAAGCGACGACGGGCTGGTCCCATGCAACAGCCTGGGTTCCGGTGTAGCCGCCACCAGCCCACCAAGGCTCAAGTAGACGATAATGATTGAACCAGAGTTGAACCGTTGTGTAGTGCGACAGCTCTCCGCTCGGCTTCAGAATCTTGGTAAGCGCTATGTACCAGCCGGAAGTCTCAGGCTCTCCAAAACGCCATTGCATCAAGCCGAAGAACGAATCGTCATGCTTCGGCAACTTCGCTTTCTTGCTCATCGCTCTGGTACCAGTACAATATTCGGCGGTTGGCGGTACTTGGTCACTGTGTCCGCCCCGGCGTGATGATGCGGCTCTGGTTGAACGGCTTCAACACCATGCTCTGCGATGTGTCGATTCCATTCTCCGCGCAATACTTCGCCATGCCCAGCACGAAGCCGTCAATGTTGTTACCGGCTCTCGCGCACGCGTTGAGCATCAGCATCTCGATGCCGGCGTCAGGAGACAGCCCGGTTGTGCGTCCACGCTCGCCCGGGTTGTACTCAACAACGGCGATGAAGGATAGCCCCTTAGCGTTGGCCTTCTCCATGAGCTTCTTCAGCTCCGGTGCAATCTCTTCATCGTAAAACCTCTCGGTCCCACTGACCTTGCGTTGTTCGTTCATCCCCAGCACCTCATGCTTTCTTGTTGGCGGTGACTTTCATCCAGGCAGAGATGTAAGCCTCACCCAGACTCATATTCCGATAGCTATCCCAGTTGGCGTTCATCTCAGCATCAACTGCGGCCAACTCTTCATCAGAGATCGGATTGAAAGAAGCCTTGCACTCATGCCGGATGACTTCTTGTTTCAACCGGATTTCTCTGGCAACCGCGTGAACAAAATTCTTCTTGCAACGCTCACAGGTTACGACGACCTCTGCCTGATCCGTCGACGCGATGGAGCGCAACGCGGCGGAAAATCCTTCCGGCAGGATGTCTACTATCTTTGGAACAAAGGGTAGTCTCATACTCCGCAGCGCCTCATGCGAATGGGCTCAGCGTCCTTGAGTCTCACCACCGGGGTTCCATCCAGGTCAACGTACACACCATCAACGATGGCGCCGACCGGTATCGGTGCGCGCCAAATCGGCTTGGTGTCTTCGCAGATGTAAACCTCGGTCATCGGATCGCCACTTCCCATGTCGACGCCGGCAACGTACATCGGACCGCTGCAAGGCGAATCAGTGAAGGTGAACTGCGGGTCGAAGTCGATTTCGACAATAGGTTTAGTGATTTGCTCCACGTGTTCCCTGAGAGATTGTTCAGGAGTTCCAAGCCACTCCTGAAACTGCTTCACCATCTCAGCCCGCTTGTTCTCACTCATTTGACTCTCCAATGTCCTCGGTTCATTTGGACCGGCTTGGCGTTATCGAACTGAATCGATGGCACTCCCTCACTGTCGTAGGTCACGCCCTTGATGATTGCATCAACACCAATCCACGCGTGCCATAGCGTCCGTCCCTTCTCACCGTAGATACTCGCGAGCACCTCTGTTCGCGGCTTACTGACAAGATGCCGCCGCTCAACATGCAGCTCACACCCATCCGGTGCCAGTACCTGCCGTGGCATCTCCGGTGGTGGCATTACTTCCACAATCGGATCACTGCCATCAGTCGGCAGCGGGTTCAATCGTTTGCTCATTTGACCTCTACTCCGCAATCGAGACAAGCTATCGTGTGCCCCGTCCCTGAGCGCACCAATCGTATGTCATCCGGTTCGAATCGATGGGGAGGGCACTTGCTTCCGCAATCAGCCCGGGCATGCGGCTCTGGTATCACAGCGCAAAAGCACCGGTCACGGAACATGTTTAGAACTTTGTCTCTGGCTTCACTCATGGTGGCAAGTCTACCCCCTATTTAAATTGTGGGTCAACTGAGTTTTTTTTTGGTAAACGCGATTTGCAATCTGTGAACGAGGCACCATGAACACAGCACCGCTTCTGGTGAACGATACCGCCTCCTGTGTGAACAGGCAGCCCCTTCCTGTGAACAGTTTCGTTTTTTTATTAGCGGTCCAAAGAGGGTAACCCCCTAGTGGAGACAGACCCCCTTGGGGGTGCCTATGGGTGGTTTCGCGAGAAATTCTCTGGTAACTTCGCGATAAGATATGATCTGCTCTCGCGATAGAACTGGCTCGCAGTGCGGGTTACAGCGAGATGGAATTAATCTCGATGTCCTTCTAAAGCGAGCGAATAGCAGGTACACTGATTCTCGTATCACCCGCATGGAGATTGAATCGTGACACCTGCAAACATTTCCAAGGACATCAAGACGGCTGCTATCTACTGCCGTGTATCCACCGACGACCAAGACTGTGAGCGCCAGGTCCGAGACCTTACCGCCTTCGCCCAACGCTGTGGGTACCAGGTGATAGACGCGCATATATTTAGAGAGACCGCCTCCGGAAAGAAGACGACCAGACAAGTGCGCAATCTGGTGCTCCAACTAGCCCAAGCTCGCAAGATTGATGTCATCCTGGTGACTGAGCTCACGAGATGGGGACGTAACACAGTGGACCTGCTCAGTACCTTGCAGACTCTGAACGAGTATGGAGTCTCCATCGTTGCTGAACGTGGTGTTCAGTTCGATCTGGGGACAGCACAGGGCAAGATGATAGCTGGCTTCATGGCCGTGTTGGCTGAGTTTGAAGCGAACCTGCTATCAGAGCGCACCAAGAGCGGTATGGCTACAGCCAGAGCCCGTGGTAAACACATTGGGAGACCGAAGGGCAACCGCACAGTAGGCAAACATCAGAAGGCTGTGAAGGAGCTAACCAGCCTTGGATTCAGTATCAGAGACATTGCAAGCAAGCTGAAGATAGGCAAAGAAACCGTGATGGCATGCCAGCGAGCCGCCATCTGACCACATTCCTAATCTTGGCCTTAAATTATCAAGAGCCTGTGTACTGGTACATGGGCTCTTGAAGCAGAGAGAGAGAGAGAGAGAGTTTTCTATGTCCATGGATAGCACTTTAGGCACTGGTGGCACTTTCTTCCATGGACATGGCTGGATGTCCATGGATGTCCACGGTGTCCACGGGCTATTTATGCCGGTCTCGCTGATTGCATATCTGATGGCTATGCGTTCCCTTGGACATCCTTGGACACCCTTGGACTTTTTGCCCATGTCCACGGGTGAAGTTGGCTATTCATGCGGCTCTTGCATTTTGCCTGTTGCCGTGGACATAGCACCACACCGGGCGTCGACTCGCTCTGTACCAGTACATTAGCTCAAAGGCTCAAGACCGGCACCACGCCACGCTTTCAGGCGCTTTCCGACCGTACCAGTACATGCGCTGGTACCAGTACAGATATCCGGTTGTACCAGTACACAAATTGGCAATGTACCAGTACAATCACCGCAGGCGGTACCAGTACATTAGGGGGCGATATGGCAAGAAGTGGTATTGATGAGTTCACGTTCTACCCGGATGAAGCGACAAGAGAGATACTGTCAGCGATACCACGAGGGCAGCGGTCAGCGCTCGTCAATCAGGCGGTTCAGCGTCTGTGGGACGACCAGGTCGCGGCGATGTCGGATGAGTGCTCAGCGTCTGCTGTTACCATAGACGGTGACGTCGACATCTTTGGAGGTGACAATGAGTCAGTTTGAGAATCTCGGACCGGAGGACCTGCTCGGTCTTACAGTGGTTGAGAGCGATAAGAGTTATGATGCCGCCGAGGAACTGGGGCGGCGTATCAATCGGCTGGTAAATGCTGCTGAAACCGTCTACACCCTGGCTGACTCCAACACGTTGGCAGACCTGGATTGTGCTTTGAACTACATGCAGACCGGCAAGGATGACGCACGATGAGTGAGCATGGACCGTTGGTCGACCAGGCGCTGAAGCGATTGGAACAACAGAATCCGCCGCTAGGAACTGTTCGGGCCTACGATGGCACGCAACCGCATGAGGTCGAGCGCAAGCTGAATGAGGCATTGCGTAAAGCGAATGAAGACTTGCTCAGCGGTGACTCGTCCGCGTATGCACAGTGCGTCAACGCTATGAGCAATTGGATCGAAGGACAAATGCAACGTCCGTGCGCCCTGGAGGATTTCCAATGGGAATGATTGGCCGTTATCAGTTCGATGTCTATTGCGATGCCCATGAATGTCACGCGTTCAATGACGGTGAAACCAAAACAGAAGGCGAAGCGTATGCGCTACTGCGCAGTGAAGGATGGAGTATCGAGCGCGGCAACACGCCCGCCAACAGCGGCATTAGACTCAAAGCGAAACTGACAGGCAACTACATCGCGATTTGTCCAAAACATACTAAGAAGTAGCGTTCCGACAATTTCAAAATTCCTCAACGGGGCACCAGATTTGGTGCTCCGATCTTTTTGCATCGAAAATCAGCGCGATTTAATTTGACCGGTAGACCTACGTAGACCTACCATTTGTTTCGTTCGGTGGCGCTACGTGGTCCCACCAAATCAGAAAGGAGCTTTCAATGAATAAGATGCCTGACTTCGACGAATGGAAGGAACAAGCATGGGCGGACATGCGCGCACAGCAGCAGCAGTCCGAGCAGCCCGCACTATCACTGGTGCCGGCGACGGAAACGCCAGAGATTGTGTACCCGGAACTCACCAGCGCCGACACCGACCGCAATGCAGCCATGAAGCGCATCAAGGCTGGACTGGAAACGCGATCCGGCAAGAAGTGGAGCGTCACCGGCGGCCGCGGCACCGCTTGGGGCTGGATACAAATCGACGCACCACCTAGCCGCCGTAAGTTCGAGTATGACGGCGTGACGCCTAGGGATGGCGAGTTCGGCATGATGAGCATCGAGGACCGCACCGAGTTGGCGAAGCTCTTGGGCTTCGACCGTCCGATTCATCCGCAAGGTCACAACATCCCGGCCGCAAGTGATTACCGCCGCGAATACATCGACCGCGCCGAAGGCAGACCGCCGCGCGAATATGGTCAGCAATACTGGGACTGACAATCACGGGGCACCGCTTTTGGTGCCCTTTCCCCTTACTAGCACTCACCACCTGGAGGAACTATGGCAATCAAGAATCGCAAGACCGCACGCAGCAACCAAGCGCAGATGAAGCTGTCACTCAACGAGCCAGCGACCAAGGAATTGGTCGACGGTTACGGTGTAATGCAGCAGGGCAAAGAGTGGGTCATCACGCACGATGGCAAGCCGGTCGATACCGTGTTCGCCCAATTCAAGAAGCGAGAGGATGCAGAGGCAGAGATTGAGTATGACCGCATGCTCCGCGCCAAACACGAAGCCGCCATGCGTAAAGAAGCCGCAGCTACCCCCAAGCGCTTCAAGGTGCATTTCGACGTCTACCCCGATTATTGGTGCGTGGATCGTGGACGGTGGGCGC